AATTCTCTGACACTGAAATTGTCCCCATAGGGAGCGATAATTCTGATTTGCGACAACCTTCCCTTCACCTCACTTTTTATTTGCATCCTATATTTTACGCAATTCGCAACAAAATGCAATTATTGCTGTATGTTGTAATCTGTTGCATCGTATACTCGACAACAAGTGCCTGAACTGGCACCTCCGCCTTTTCCCAATTATACATCCGGTCGCAATTTTTGGCAAAAGAAAAAGGAGCCACCCGAAGGCGGCTCCAGTAAGATGAGATTTATTTTGCGTTGGGGACATCCGTGTACCGGGCGTAAGGAACAGTGAAGCTAAGCAAGGTCGTCCAGTCTTCGAGGTGTTCCTCCACATAATAGGCGGCGGCATTGATGCGTTCTTCCGGCAGAAGGTCTGCAAACGGAACGCCATCGTTGCCTGTGTCATAGTCGGTCGAAATGTAAAAGTAAATATCCTTGAAATTACGCCACATATTCTTGTCCGGAAGAATGGCTTTTTGGTTGTTGATGTTGTCGCTCAGCCAAAATTCACGCTCATATTCCTGCGTTTTAACGATGAAATCTCTAGGAGTGTTCTTTTTATTCCCAATAGATAGAAAAGACAAGAACGTTGTGGCATACACATACAGCCGCTGTTCTTCCGTCAACTGGTCCATCGGGATTCCCGGCGCGGACACATTGCGTTGATAAGCAAGGCACCAAACGTTCCCGGTATTTGAGTCGTATCCAGAAGTTTTGGCTTCTGCGTACAGGAGAGTAAGAAACTCCTTGATGTTCATCGTTTTGCCAAACAATGTGATTTTAGGTGAAAGCGTATCCATGATGAATTAACGCTCCTTTATTAAACAACATTCGTGCCAATCTTTTCGGCAATGATTTCAGCCATACGCTTCGCATCGCTTTCCTCAGTCTTAGAACAAACCTCGAAAAATTGGTAACCGTAGTAGTTTCCATTCTGTTCTTGCCCGCTGCCACACTGATGAAACCAGCTAAAGCTCTTGTCATGGCTCTGCATCTCATCGTACATGGCGCGGACAAATGCGGTGGCATCTGCCTCCCAAAACGGTCGCTCTTTATTGAACTCAATGCCCCATCCGTGACAGCTATCCGGCTGATGGATGAAGACGGGTGAAATGGTATTCATGATGGTTCTCCCTTTTTAGGTTTCGGTGTTCGGAGCCACAGGCAGCCACTGCTGCGGATAAGCACGAAGACGGTTACTCGGCACGCAGTCATTCAGAGCAGAGTTCTCAGCAAGCGCCATATCAATGATGTAGTAATCATTGCCGTTGCGCATCACATCGACACTCCACTGCCCTGTCAACTCAATGCGAGGAATAACCTTCTTCAGCTCAGCCAGAATAGTTTGAATGCTTTCGTGGTAACGCTGGTTCAGAATGTCTTCATGCATCTTGTAGACAACATAATCATGGCGTTCCTGTGGGCTGCTGACTTCTTTGAATTCGTTCTTCATAACATCGCTGCGCCAATAAGGACTTGCGCCAAGAATTTCCTTTGTATCAAAATCCACAAACACGCGATATTCAGTGTGCAGCGGCAAACCGTTGTAAATGGTAGGATTGTTCTCTTTATCCTTGATATACTCTCTGACGACCCACTCATTTGTAGTATTAGCGCCATAGCAGCAACGACTGTTTAGGGAGCCTGCCATCAAGCATGTCAGATGATTCAAGAACAAGAAATACTCGCCCATCTCATTGATTTCCTTCGGGTTATGGATATGAGCGTTGCGGAATTCGTATTTGGAAGAATACGTGCCCGTTTTGATAAAATAGTCTTCGTATTCATCAAGATGGAAGACTTTCTGGCAATAACGGTTCACGATTTCCTTTGTAACAGGATTCAACGTCTCGAAACCAAGGCGGGTAAGCTGCAGCATGGTGATAGGTACGCGAAGAATTTTCGTGTCCGGAACCTTGAAGAATGCGTTGCCGTACAACCCTTCTACCAGAGGAGGGAACCAGAAGCCCATAGAGTTGGGGTTCATCTCAAGCATCTGATAAGTGAAGTCATCAAGGTCGAGGATGTCAAGACCTTGACGGAACATGTTGTAGCAGAACATTTTTGTGCTGTCGTTTTTCGCATTCTTGTAGCCTGCGTAGTTTTGAAGCAGTTCCTTGTACGACGGCTCAGAAATGTCAATCTTCATCAACTTTCCGGTGAGCTGCGGACGGAGTTCTTCTGGGTAGCGTTTCAGCTCCTCGT